AATTTTGGGTGCAGACTGAAGTGATGAAAGATACCGATGTTGACTTTATTGTACTCACCTATAAGGATAACGAAGCGCTGGCCCCGGAGATAATAAGGGAGATTGAGAAAGCGAGGGACAAAGCGCCATTTGATACCTATTGGGATAACTGGTGGAAGGTTTATGGCCTTGGGCAGCTTGGTATATTGGAGGGGGTTATCTTTGGACACTTCACGCCTATACAAATTTTCCCAACGGATTGTACTGATGTGTTTTACGGCATGGATTTTGGTTATACGAACGACCCAACCACCCTAATAAAGATAGGCGTAAAGGATAAACACATTTACCTGCAGCAGCTTATTTACGAAACAGGGCTTTTAAACTCAGATATATCGGATAGGCTAAAAACCTATGAGGTAGGTAAGAAACTTATCATTGCGGAAAGCGCAGAGCCTAAAACAATTGATGACCTACGTAAACGGGGATGGAATGTTAAGCCAGCAGAAAAGGGTAAGGACTCTATATCATTCGGGATAGCCAAGATGAAGGAGTACGAATATTCAATAACCAACGATAGCCTGGATTTGATTAAAGAATGGCGGGGATATTCCTGGAAGAAGGATCACGCATTAAACAAGTTCCTGCCTGACCCAATAGAACACCTTAACCATTGCATTGATGCTATACGTTATGCGGTTACAAATCATCACACAGGGCCAAGCGGACGTTACCATCTTAAACGCTTGTAATTCCACTTTGCCCAATTTAATACATTTACTATATGGAATTATGCAAAAACTGGAATGAGGTAACCATTAGGCAATTTAATGAACTTCAGAAAATTAATGAAGACGACCAGGTAGAAAACCACTTGGCTATTATCGCTATCCTTTCAGGTAAAACAAAGGAAGAGGTTGAACAGTTGTCCCTTGATGAAATCAGGCGCATTGTACCTGCTACAAAGTTTATTTACCATGTTCCGGTACTTGAAAAGCTACCTACCAGGATAGAAGTAAACGGATGGGATTATGAGATTGACTACAAAATTACCAGCTTACTTGCTGCTGGTTACATCGACATTAAAACCTACACTAAAAACCCTGATCTTATTTGGGATAACATGCATAAGATTATTGCTTTGTTTACCCACAGGGTTGTTAAGACATGGTTTACCTGGAAGCGAACAGGCGAAAAATGTCCGGCCGATGACATTCTGAATCACTTCCCCGTTAGCATGGCCTATCCGATGGCGCTTTTTTTTTGTCAGCTCTTCGACAATTCGATAAAACATATTCAGGAGTATATGATAGAGAAGAGCCAGAACCAGTTGAAGAACCTACAGAAATCGCTATTAAGAACGATGTAGGTTTCTATGAATATTGGGGGTGGTTCGCAACTCTCGATACGCTGGCAGGGGGTGATTATACAAAGTGGAATTACTTTTTAGATAGGGGGGTGGTTGAATTTATGAACATAATTAGTTTTCACAAGGATAAAATTGAATATATTAACTTTATAATTAAAACCCAAAACAAATCAATATGAGAGCAATGGACATAAAATTTAAGAATGTATCAAGTTCAACAATAAAAGAAAATGGGGAGTTGACATCACAAATTATTTTAGAACAGGTTCTTGAAGAAGATAATCAACATGACGAACCTAGTGTATTAAAGTTAAGTTTCAATGCCTCTAAAGAAGATCAAGAAACTTTTAAAGAACTTGAAATATTAGAAAGCTTTAAAGTCACACTTTCTTTTTAGTGGAGAATACTAGAATTAATGAGGTACTTCAACAGTTTGGCCGGGACACTATCGATAAGCTACAAAAAAGCATTGATAGTAAAGGGATAAATGCTACGCGTAAACTAAGGCAGTCTATTGATTTTAAGGTTATTAACTTAGGAACATCGTTTGAGTTTAAGTTAGGGTGGACTGGTGACGCAGATCATTATGCCAGCGCAGCCGAGACAGGAAGAAAGCCGGGCAAGATGCCGCCACTTGAACCAATAATGAAGTGGATAGCAGCCAAAGGTATTAAGTTACCAGAGCAGTCGAGTTTAAGCAAACGTAGGATTAAAAGCCTGAGCAATAAAGTGGTAAAGAAAAGCTTACGGCAAATTAGCACAACTGCCAGGGCGAAAAGTTTAGCTTACCTCATTGCCCGGAAGATCGGAAAGGAAGGAACTAAAGCGAGTCATTTTTTTAGTGACGTGGTTAACGATAAACTTTATGATGACCTTAGGGCTAAGTTAAAGGCAGCAGCAAAGAAGGATATTTTAATTGAGCTAAGAAAAGGATAATGGCTATCACAATATTACAGGCGCCCGAAAAGTTTCAGCCAGCCTACAACGCGATTAACTATGTTGTAAGTTCGGACAAGACAGCGCAAAGTAATTTCCTGTATGTTGCTGACATATACATAACAGGGGTAAGCACTCCGGCCTATGTTCGGATAAAGCAATATCCGGAACCGGTAACAGGTTTTGCCGTGTTTGATATTCACAGAGTGATCGAGAACTTTTTAAGCCAGGACATAAGCAGTTCATTGTACGGATGGCAGAGTAACGCCAATTCTTTCATGGAATACCAGGTTAAGTTTGGAGAAGAGTTTGGCAGTTCAACATCCGGCACAACGGTATACAGTAACTTAACTGTAGGTTCTGTGAACTATGCCTATAATGCTGTGTTTGATTTCCTTGATTTTAAAAATTACACCCAGGCACCTTATGTTATTGCAGGTGCGAGTTCCACAAACAAGTGGTTAACCAACCAGCCTAGCTCGGTCTATATTAGAAGTGATGAAAATGCCTGGATGCATTCGCAGTCAGATACTTCTGGTTCAATATATTATGCTGAGATAAAGACATACGATTCTGCAGGCGCGCTTATCCAAACGGTTAAGGTCCTTAATTCTAACCAGGCTGTTGGTAGTGATTCGGCAAAGTTTGTCCGGTTCGGATGCGGTACCAGGAACCTCAATTTAATTTCGGCCGGGGTAATACAAGGTGGTGCACAGCCAATTATAACCGCCTCGGTAAAATCCTATACGGCGCAGATAACAAAGTTTGACGGGACTGCAACGAGCGAACTAAAGACCTTTATTGTTAACGATGCGTGTACCAAGTTCGATGTATTCCGGATTCATTTCATTAACAAAATGGGGGGATTCGATTCCTTCAGCTTTACGCGACTAAGTACCGAAAACTCAGCCATTGCCCGGCAGTCCTATAAAAGGAACCTTGGAACGCTCACACCTGTAACGGGTGCCTTTGGATATTCAAAGTCTGATAGGCAAGATACTGTTTTTGATACAGATATAAAAGATTCAATAACCGTAAACAGCGATTGGATTTCCGAGGATGAAAGTACGTGGTTAAAAGAGCTTATTACTTCACCGTGCGTTTACCTCGACCATGCTACACATGGACTCATTGCAATAAACATTACCAATGGCGCTTACGAAAAACGTCGTTCGGTTAATGATAAGATATTTAACTTAGTGATTACGTTCGAATACTCGTATAATTCCAAACGTCAACGCGGATGATAATCACTAAGTTAAACCTACTTACATCCGGGACTATCGACCTGTACGAAAATGTACCCATTCCGCTTAGTTATTCTATCGCAGAGATACAGAATATTAGCGAAACACATTCGGCATTCAGTAAAACTATAACGGTTCCAGGCACAAAGAATAATAATAAGCTGCTGGGCCATGTTTTTAACATAGGGGTAGAAGACACTTTCGACGTTAGGGCAAAGGCTCCCTGCAATATTACTTCAGATTCTTTGCAACAAATTACAGGTGACCTTCGTTTGGCTGCTATAAGGAGAATTCAGGACGACCAAATAGAATATGACTTGGAAGTTCAAGGTTTGACCACGAGCCTATTTAATGGGATGAGTGACGATAAAGTGGCTTCCCTGGATTTTGGGTCATTTGTTTTTTTAGAGCAGAATATTTACGATACCTGGGTAGCAGATCCGACCACAGTTAATTATGCCTTTCCTTTAATTGATGGTGGACAGGATAGCCAGCATACTATTTACCCATACTTTTTAATGCGCCCGATGTTATCGGCCAGGTTTGTTCTACAGAAAATATTTGCCTATTGTAACTTTACCTGGAACTCCGATTTTTTAGACAGCGATTTCTTTAAACATTTATTTGTTGGAGGCATTACTGACACATGGAGCCTGAGCGAAACAGAACTGATTTCCAGGAGATTTAGGGCTTCTCGTGGAACTAATCAGGCATTGGTGCCAACGCCGAATACTTATCACGATATACAGTTTAACGATGACAGCACACCCCCGAATACCGACCCCTCAGGTATTTTTAGTACGGGGACTTTTACTGCAAATCCAACTGTGGCAGGATATTACCAAGTTACGGGACAGGTGGTTATGGATTTCTCTTCATTAACGCCAAGCCAAAGCGGATATTTTGTAGAAGTGATTTCATTATTTACTTTCCCTGGGTTCGCTGCCCAGCAATTAAGCATGGGTACTTTGAATATCAATAGCACATCACAGGTAACTATACCAATTTATTTTGTAAACTATTTCCCGGATTACGGGGGCGGCGCCACAGTAAAATTTCAGATTAGAATATTAAGGGTGGGTAATCCTACGGCAGGCGTTCCAAATATCAGCATCAAAACAGATAGCTACATAGACTTCCATCATTATACCGGCGTTCCTAATCTTGTTGGGGAAACGGTACAGCTCAACAAATCCATTGATCCGGATTTAACTATGCGTGATTTATTCATGTCATTTGTGAAAATGTTCAACCTTTATGTTTCTCCCGATCCGGATAATAGTCAAAGGCTAATAATAAATACCCGAAATGATTTTTATAGTTCTGGACGTGTAATAGACTGGTCCAGTAAATTAGATAGGAACAGCGCGTTAACTATAGTGCCGTTTCAATCCGACATTA